CAATGGCGACTATCGTTCTTGGTAAGAACGGAAAGGCGGAGGTCATCGAGATTGATGGCATGGCTATCCCCGGTTACGAGAAGAAGTCTAAGGGTAAGAAGATGGCCGAGGGAGGCGAGGAGGAGTATGAGGAGGGCGAGGAGATGGAGGGGGGGTCCACTCCTGGTGGTGGCGGTTTCATCGCCGAGGTGATGCAGCGCGGCGCTGGTCCGATGGCACGATAACCGAAACGCTAAAACGATATGGCTGACATTACATGCGCTGAAACGGCAACGCTGCTAAGCGAGGTTAGCCCTCTTGGTTGCCGCTCGCCGTGGGAGCGTGATATGGCGAAGCTTGCGCTTTTGAACCGCATTGCCGACGGATCTGGAACGGCTGCGGCAAATGCTGCTTCGTTTGGAACGGTTCGCTCGGTTACGGCATCCACTTCAATCGTTTCGAGTGATTTCGCGATTATCGCCAATTCAACAGCGGCAGCGATTACGGTTTCGCTTCCCCCGGCGGCAACGGCCAATGGGCGGATATTCTTCGTGAAGCGCGTGAATGCTGGCGCGAACCATGTCACTGTTGATCCGTTTGGTTCCGAAACGATTGACGGAACGGCAACTTATTCTTTGACGACGCACTGGTCCAAAGTTTCGATCATCAGCAATGGAACGGCGTGGTTCATTGTAGCAGACTAATAATATGGCCGACTCATCCATAACCTGTACCGAAGCTGCTCAGCTTATCGCCGAGGTTTCGGCAACTGGATGTCGTTCTCCGTGGGAGGTGGATATGCTTGAGTTGGCGCTTTTGAATCGTATTTCGGATTCCACTGGCGGCGCGGTCGGATTTCCGCTTACGGCGGATTTGACGTCCATTACGGCTGACGTAACGACGATAACGGCGGACGAGACTCAATTTTAATCTACGGTAAAACCCTTCAATACTTCACATGGCAAAACAAACCATTAACATCGGCGCAGCACCGAACGACGGAACGGGAACTCCGCTTCGCACTTCGTTCGATTACACCAACCAGAACTTCACCGAGCTGTATAATGCTCTTGGTGGAGGTGTTGGACTTCCTGGCGCAACCAATCAGGTCATCTTCAACAACGGAACCAATCTGGCTGGCGACGGAGGTTTGATTTACAGTAGCGCAACTGATGCTCTGACTGCTGGTTCGTTTAACCCCACGGCTTCGGCAATTCCTACCAATGGAATTTATCTGCCATCGTCAAAAAACATCGGCATAGCTGTGGATGGTGTTAATGTTCTAAACATTGACGGAATTGCTAGCCGAGTAACTACCACTGGCTCCGCCACCATCACCGGCGATCTGACGGTGCGGACGAATAAGCTGACAGTCGCAAGTACAGGTGTTGGGATTAATGGCACGAGCGCAGCCTATCCGCTGGAAATCAATGGCGGAGCCTCTGCCAGCACCTCTCAGTTCAAATCTACTGGATCGTCAGTCATTGCGCGATTCACTGATGGAACCGCTGAAACTGGTTATATTGGATCTGGCATAGCTTTAATATCTGGAATCAGCAGAACCGATTTCGGTATTGCGAGCAATGGTGCGCTCGTTTTTGGGGTTAGCACCGGACTCGGAATGACCCTGAACTCCACGGGGCTGGGCGTGGGGGGAAGTCCGATTGCTTCGCATTTTATTAGCGCGTATGGACCTATTTGCGTGACTGGAACCGCTGGTGGCACGAGGACTTCATACATCTCAAATGCAAACACTGGTTCCATCTATTACACCGATGGTGGTGCGAGCTATCCGTTCGACAACTTTGGAAACCTGATCATCCAGCCGAGAACGAGTGCTGCTCGAAGCGTTGTCATTGCTACCGGATCAACCACACCAGTCGAACGCGCTGTTGTAAAATCAACCGGACAAGTGCGTTTTGTTCCACTCGCTTCAGATCCTGCTGGTGCTGAAGCTGGTGATGTGTACTACAACAGCACAAGCAACAAGCTGAAGTGCTACAACGGAACCACTTGGAACGACCTTTTCTAATCACACCATGAATATCACTTGGATCATCGAACGCCTTCTCGTTAAGCCGACCGAAGGCACTCACACCGATGTCGTCATCACCGCCGACTGGCGATGCAACGGCTCGCAGGAATCGTTCAGCGGCACTTGCTACGGATCGACCAGCTTCGCTCCGCCGAGTGGTAGCTTCACGCCGTTTCCTGATCTGACGCAGGAACAGGTCTTGAACTGGTGCTTCGCAAACGGAGTCGATCAGAAGGCCATCGAAGCGAACGTGACGCTCCAAATCGAGAACCAGATCAACCCGCCGATCATCGCTCCGCCGCTGCCGTGGGCGGCGCAGCCTTCATCGCCGCCGGTTGAAATCGTTCCTCCGATGTTGCCGCAGGTTGAGCCGCCGCTCGTCAATGCGGAAACTCCTGTCGCCGCTGTTGACGAACAGCCGGTTGTTTCGGATGCTCCGGTGGCATGATTACAATCGAACTTACCACTGAGCAGGCCAATCAACTCCTCCAACTCATCGATATCGCTATCAAGGCTGGCGGTTTCCAGAATGCAAAGGTCGGCGTACCTCTGGCCGAACTGATTTTGGAAGCTGCCAAGCAATCGCAGGCGGACACTAACTAACCACCACGATGACGGACCACCACGCCTTTTTAAGAGACATCTCAATCGGCGTCGGTGGTCCGGCCATCGGCATTTTGGGGAACGCGGTATTCTCCGATCCTCATCTCAAGACTGCGTCATTGGCACTTGGCGCGTTCGCCGCGCTTCTTACTTGCGTCGTGAAAGCAGTGGAACTGTATCGCAAACTCAAAAACGACAAATGAACGCTAATATCTCCTCTCTTCTCCGCCATATCCTGACCGCTGCCGGTGGATTCATCGTTGCTAAAGGGTTGGCTAGTGCCGATCAGGTTGCCGAATTGGCCGGTGCTGCTGTCAGCATTTCTGGCGTCGCTTGGTCTATGTGGAAGAACAAGCAATCAGCCGCTGCTGCACCCGCCAAACAGACGGAATGAACTTCCTGGCCGACCTCGTTATGAAGCTGGTCATCTGGCTTCATGCGCTGACCAAGCAGGACACAACAAATGAAGACGCCAAGAAACAACCTGATCTTAAGCGCGGTCTTCTTGATCGTGTGCGCGAGCATGAGCGTGAGCTGCGCGAGCCGAGTGATTTACGTCCCCCACGGTGAGCCGGTGAGGCTTGCTGAGGACGTTAAGGCTAAGGTTTGGGTCGTTGACGCGAGTGGCAAATCGGTTCGCAGCCAGAACCGGATTACGATACATGATGGTTGGTACGCACTCCCGAAAGAGTAACTAATTCAAACGAAAATCCCCCGGTGGTAATGAAAACCATCGGGGGATAATTGTTTCGGAGAGTGGTGTCAGCGTCCTAACGACTTCATCACGCTGGCGACAAAGTCTTCGCTCTTCGCGGTGTTCGCGTTCGAGGGGCGAGAACCGCCAGATGTCGCTTTCGAAGTAACTCCAGGTTCGCTTCCGCGATACTTGGAGAGTTCAGCTTGCAGGCGTTTGTTCACCTCAACCTGAGCATAGAGCAGTTCGCGGTACTTCGGCGCAGCAGCGGCCCACAGAGCAGCCTTAGCCAAGTCCTCTTCACTGTTCTCGCCATTAAAGATCTGCTGGGCGAGACTCAGTCGGCCATTCAACTCGGTGTTCCACTCATCATCGCCTTCGCGCGGTTCAAAGATTTCAAGTGCGCGAGCATTCTCGCTCACCTTAGCCCAGGTCTTGGTGGCCGACTCCAGTGCAGCCTTAGTACCCTCCTCGTTGTCCTGCTGGTATTTCGAGATGACGGCGTCGTAATCAGCCTTCGCCTCGGAAATCTCTGACGCGCGTTCGCCATTGATTTCGTCGTACTTCACAATCAGCGCGCCGAGCTTTGCCTTCTTGGACGGAGAAAGACCCTCAACAATGTCGTCGATCTGCGAGTTGCGATAGTCGCTCTCAGGAGACTTGAGCAAATCAACAAGTCGCTCGCCGTCAGTTCCAACAAGGTTCTTCACGGAATCAAAGACGCCGCTAATCTTGCCTTCGTACTTCTTGACGAACTCAGGGTGACGTTCGACATCGAGGATGCGAACACGCTCGGAAAGCGCGTCACGCTCTTCCTGCAAGGTCTTGAGCTGCGCTTCGTAGTTCGGATTGGCAGTCTTTCCAGACTTCAGCTCATCCAACTGCTTGGCCAGCAAAGCCTTCTCTTCCTTGATCTTGCGGAAAGCATCAGCGGCCTTCGTAGACTTGATCGTCTCTGGAATATCGGAATCAGCGTCCGTAGAAGTCGGAGCCTCGGCCTGCTGCTTTTTCGTACCAAACATCCGCTCAATATCCATCTCAGCCTTGCTGAGCTTGGAAGCGTCTGCGGACTTTGCGGCTGGCTTCTGAGTTTTAGCTTTCGGCTCTTCCGTAATCTGCGAGGCAGAATTGGCCGACTCATCAGCCAATGCGGCATCATCAATGCCACTTGCCTTGAAAGCGTCGATGAACGAGCTGCCGAAGTCGGGGGTTGTTCCGTTGTTGGTGAGAGGTGAGTTCAGTGGTTCTTCCATAATTTGTTAGTATTGCTTATCGAATGTCGCTTCTGGTTCTTTCGCTGTTTCAATTACCGCCAATTTACGAAGGTTTTCAAGACAATGCGCGTAGCCAGCGGTTACACCGGCAGCGAAAATAATGTCCGATTCCTTGCTGCCATGAGACGGCATCGGAACTGGCATTGATTCAGCCACGATGCGTAAAGCCATCCGAAGAATCGGATTTTGCAGAATTTGAGCGAGTTCAGCCTGTTGGCCATCAGTCTGCCAGTCAGATACATTTACGTCAGGCAACTCCAGCAGGTTCTTCGGGTTCTCGTTCTTCAAGCCTCTTAGCCAGTTCATCATATCTTGTCTTTGTGTTTCGTTTCAGTTTGTGCTTTGGGGGAATTGGGTCGAGAACCTCATCCAATCGGATTGGATTCTCTTTGTTGACGACATCGCGATTCGGTCGGATGACCTTGGTGATTTCAAGCATGTCGCCCAGCGGCAGCTTGATGTAGCCGCAATCAACATCGTTGATGCCGTACGATACGACGAATTGATTCTTTGCGATGTCAAAGAATGCTCCACATGGAAACACAACAGCCGGAAGTCCTGGCCACCAGTCTTGCTGATTTGTTCCAGTCAGGATCGGCAAAGTCGTCATGCGGACGATTCGGAATGGAGCTTTTGCCTCGAATGCGTACGCGCCCATGTAGTAACGACGCTTCTTGTTTATCCACGGCAGAGAACTGTGGAAGAAGGTCCAGTACAAGCCATCGACAAGGATTGGATTTGAGCCTCCTCGAACTTCACCAAACTTCCAGAGCGGATTGAACTCGTCTGTGATGTATTTCGTTTCACTCTCAAGACGCCCATTAAGGCGCACTACGACATGAGGATTGGCCGAATACACCAGATGTGGCGCGTTGTCGTGGACAAAGTAGAGCCAGTTCTTCTCATGGCCATCGTTCACCATCGCCTGAGCCAAATTGTTTCCGTAGATCGGATCGAATCTGGCCACGTTTGAAAACTGGGCATCAAGCAGGAACATCGCCTGATGCGCGTATGATTTTAGTGGAACGTATGAGCAGCAACTTAGCCCATACTTGTCGCCAAACTTTACGACGCGAGGATCTTCGAATTGCTCGTTCGGATAGTTGGAATTGAGCTGAATGAGAGCCTTTTTTGTGGCGCGCAAATCGTTGTTCAGCTCGAAAACAGCGATGTCATTCTTCTCGATGTAGACATCCTCATCCCTTTCGCGCTTGTTGCGGCATCGCCGTGCAAAAAGCAGAATCTTTCCGTCAGGCTCCTGCGTGATGGCAGGGTTGAAGTAGTACGTTCCGGCTTCTTTCGGAAGTCCAATCTTGCCTACCTCCCAATCCACTTGGTCCGCCAGAATTGGAACATCGTTTTTTGCGTAACTCATAAGAAATTCAGCGGCAAATTTGACCTCATCGTATTGAGCCAACCAATAGTCACGCTCCTCGCGAACTTCTGTCAGATGCTCCTCGTTTTCTTTGGTCCGTATTTCGATTGTCTTGCGAAGATCCTCGATCTGCATGAGAAGATCCGCGTGGCCATCTCCTCCGTTAGAAAATCGTTTGAGAGCCTTAAGTGAAATGCTGCGGATTATGTCTTTCATTTTCAGTCTGAAAGATCGGTTCCATCTTGGTCAACGACCCTTGGAAAAATGGTAAAGCATTTCAGGAGATGGCGACTGTTGAGGTACATTTGCAAATCGATAGGCGCAAAAATCTCCTCGTTCGTCTCAATCAACGTCTTGAGAGCCTTCTTGCGTACTATGTAACAGTGGGTGCAAAGCGGCATTCCCTCAAAAAGGTTGGAATCCAGCTCTCGGGACATCTTTCCGTGCGCGCAGCAAGATCCAGGATAGAGAATGTCCCAATCTTCTGGTAGTTTTGTCAGTGCGCGTTCAACCGTTTCTTTCCAGTGCGGACGAAAAATAACGTCGTCCTCAAGAATCATCACCATGTCAGGTGTTGATGGATCAAAATCGAGAGCATTCCACAGCATCCAATGAGACATGGTGCATCCGACATGCTTATGGCAGATTAAATAACCGGAGCCGGGATTATCAACCTCGTACGGAATGCTTGCTTTCAGACCAGACTTCTTTCCATTTAGTCCATAGAAAATCCGGTAGTCCAAAATGCTGAAAGCATTCAGGTTCTCTTTTAAGCGCGGGATGCGTGGCGAACCGCGCATCGTAATGACGACCGTTTTCACGGTTATTTTAACTTACGATAGATGGCAAAGCAGCTTTCGTTCAGATCGAAACGCGCAACAAATTCACAGCGTTTCAGAACAAACTTCAGCGCAGTCTGTGTGGACTCCCAGTTCACATCGTCCATCACGATGTAACCGCCAACCTTGAGCTTCGGAAGCCAGTTGACGACATCGCTCGTAGACGGCCATTCAGCGTGATTGGCATCGATGTGAACCATGTCTACCTCGGGCAGGAATCGCGACGCGTCCCACGACGACATGCGGCAGAATTGGATATGGCGAACAACTTCTGCACGGACACAGTGGCGAACGAAAGCCTCGTAATGGCCGTCCAAATCAAGCGCCGCCCACCATTCTTGATTGACTGCATTTTCATCGTCGATGCAGTCCTCTTTCTTCCAAGAGTCAATGGCGTAAACCGTGCCACTTCCGTTCAGCTTACAGGCGTAGGCCAGGGCGAGCGTTGACTTGCCCTCGAAAACGCCAACTTCAGCGATGCGCTGCGGTTTGGTTTCAAGGACAAGTTTGGCGATTTCCAAACCTTTCTTAACGTCGCACCAGCCGCCCATTTTGGGAAACTGCTCTGCGATGAATTGAGAAACGAGTTCTTCGTTTTGGCTCATAAATTTTATCCCTGACGCGCCAAGTTGGACTCGGCAGTTGCATTCGCTCGCTGAATATCAGCGGTGGTCTTCGCATTCCGGCGTGACAGATCTGCCATCGCCTTCGTGTTCTGACGCTGAATGTTGGCCATAGTCTCGGCGTTCTGGCGAGCGATTTTTGACTGAACCTCCGCATTCATCATCGCCGTTTTCGGATCAACACCCTGCTGAATCGCTTGAGCTTGCTGCATCTGCATCTGAGCTTGCTGCTGTTCCTGAATCAACTGACCAAGCTGTTCAATCGTCTGGCTAAGCATCTGCAACTGCTGCGTATAAGCCTCAACCTGCGGCCTGCGCGTAGGATCGGTGGACAGGCGCTGGAGATGATCCTGAACGTGTTGACCTATGCCTTGGAGGAAGAGGACAATCTCCTGCGGATTTCCACCCTGTTGAAGCGATGCAGCAGCCTCGTTTGCAGCCGCCAGATGTGTGTCGATGTGAATGATATGGCTCTGCGTGTCGGTGACGATTGGCATGTTGCCCTGGCGCAACGATGAATGCTCCAGAACAGCAAGAGCAGCCTGATCCTGAACGCGAGCAGACTGCATCTGAGTCGGCAAATAACGATCAACCATTTGTTGGCCAACCTGAGCGGCGATGTAGTCCTTGAGCAGGTTGATCTTTCCGCCTTCGGGAAGAGAACCGGAAAGCCCGAGCAAAGTTCCAAGAAGCTGTTGCTTAGCGAACTGAGAACCTTGGCCGACCGTGCGAGTCGCCTCGACGTAATCGATGTCTATCATCGCTTGAACAGGAACACCACGCTCCTTGCACCGACGCTGGAACTCGATGGCGTCTTTGTCCGACTTGGTAATTGGGTTAAGGTTGGGGTTTGAGGCGCGATTGTACCGTTCCTCAAAGAAAGAATCTAACTGGTTGTAATACCGGCTCAACTGCGTCTTACCGATTGCTGACTGCTGTGCCACGATGGCTTGGACTTCGGTGGCAGTACGAGGATTGCCCGACGGCTTGTTGAGCGATTGGCGATACTGAGAGAGGTTGCCTTGAAGAACATTCTCAAGGTCAGCGTTGACCGCCATAGGAGCGTCCAGAACGCCAGCAATGTTCTGCTGAATGACTTCGTAGTCGGGCGGGAGAATAGCATACGGTCCTTGCTGAACGACGCTCGTTTTGTTTAGAGCGTTCGGGTTGAGAGGTCGGAAGAGAATCTGGGTGCGAGCGAATGCGCTATCAACCATCGAGCAACGCAGACGATTCTTCAGTTCCATCGCCTGGAGCATCTTGATGCCCAAGCCTTTTACACCATGATGCTCGCCATCGCCACGGTCGTAGTACATCGGATGGATAACCTGCTCCCACCGGCCGAAGCGACGCAGCTTCTTGTACATGAAGTCCTCGCTGTCACGCTCATCGATGATGACATGGCTGATCTGACCATCGAACTCCTTGTAGAAGATGTGGCACATCAAGACCACCTCGGAGCGAGCCGAGAATGTGATGTCGTTCGAGCGAAGCTGACGCTGGAAGAACTCCCAATCGTACTGAACGCCGGAGCGATACGGCTCGGGCATCGCGGCGCGAATACGCTGGCGAACGTAGTCCACGTTCCAACCGGCGGCGCGAGCTGCCCCTTCATCTTGAATCTTCTCGAAAAGATCATCGACACCCATGCGGGTTCGGACAGCAGCCACTTTCCAGTCGCTGACGTTCGACTTGGTTCCATCTGGAACGAGAAGATCCGTTGCCATGATGGCCTTACACCGCCAATCGGTGCTGTCCTCGAAAATCAACGGGCCATCACCAATGAGGACCATCTCACGCTGCGAGAGCTGCATGAGGTAGTCGAAGTCTTTGTCCATCTTCTGGAGACGGTCGAATTCCTCGGTAATGATCTTCGACCATTCCTCCCGCTTATCCATGTCGTTGCCGTAAGCGGTGCGAATGTTGGCGTAGGTCGGAACCTCGGCGAACACATCGTAGAAGGCAGACATGGCCAACGTGAGGAATGCTTCCGACTCGCGGAAGTTCACATTGGTTCGGAACGCTTGGTTGTTACGGCGCAGTTCAGCGGGATTGTACGGAGGGTTACCATCAACAAGACCGCGCAACTTGGCGCGCGTCACGTTCCGCAACTGATCGGCCATGATCAGCTTCTGGAAAATTTCGCGAGCTGATGCCGCATCGGCTATGCGCGTTTCAGGCGCTTTGCCGTTTTCGTTGATGGTTTCAAGCGGCAGTTGGGCTAGGTTTCCGTACATGGTCGTTTTTTCCAGCAGTGAGCCGGAAGGTTTTCGTTCTCTGTAGCGTCCGTAAATTTATGGAGTGTTTCAATGGGAAACCACACCATGCTTCTGATAAAGCAACCACAAAATTCACAGCTCTGAACCTGCTCATCATACGGCGTATTTCCGTGTTGTGAGAAGGTTTTTACGGCGTCTTTTAGAACGCGAGCATTACATCCAGTGCATCCGAGCGGCTTCCGGTTGAAACGGCATCCTGAACAGATGCTTGCGCGTCGATTTGCCTCCGCTTGATCGACTTTTCCGCCGCCGACTGTTAGGCCATGAAGCAAACTCATGCTGAATCGGATGACATCTCCAATTTGCAGCGATTTGCGGCCTTCTGGTTTTGGAAGTTCAACCTCGTTGTAGGCGCAATCTGCACCGTTACGACACGCATATTCGGTGATTAAAGTGTCGAGGTTGCTTGGAATTGAAATCGCGTTCGCTGTGTAATGGTTGCGGACGAACTCATGGAGCTGCGGCCATGATCCTCCCATAATTTCGATGCCAGTCTCTGGCACTCGGTAATGCCATCCTCCAGGGATAACCATGTGTTCGTTGAGAACCTTGTATCCAGTAACCTTGCTCATTCTTCGATAGTTTCGTCGTGGTAGATTGAATCGGCATCCCGAACGAGCTTTTCCCAGACTTTATCCATTCTGGTTGCTCGCGGTTCGAGGACAGCGGTTTTTCGAACTAGATCAAGCAAGACTGTAGCTGCGTCGGCCAAGTCAGGAGATTTGCCGGTTCGCTGCTTCATCACGGTCTTGGATTCGACCGATATCTTCCGCTTGGAATCGTCGAACATGCGCGCGCAGAACTCCTGAAGAGTCTCGATGTCCATTCCTCCAACACGCTCCTCGACAACCCATTTACGCATCGAGAACCATAGTTCAGTCACCTTGCGGTCGTATGCCTCATTGCATGGCCGACTGTCTTCATCGCTGACCGGAATGGCTGACGGAGAGCCGCCAAACTCAACGCGATGAACGACGCCCCATTCGCGGGTCAGAATATCTGCAAGACCACCACCCTCACCGCTTGAATCGAGAGCGAACCTATCGGGCGACACGCCGCGCTTGCTGCACTCCTCTTTGACGCGGTTGGCTATCTGGTAGTGAACTGGTTCCGTTAGCTGAGCGTTTGGGGATATCTGGACGATATCCTGAAAAAGTATGCTCACCTTGTCGTTTGCTGTGCCAACCTTGGCGAAGCGAAGAACGCATCTGTCGCCACCAAAGCCTGGGTCAAGACCGGCAACGACTTGGACATTTGTGGTAAACGTCAACTTTCTTGTAGGTGTGTGCGTCTCGATCAGTGATTCGGACAACACCGTCTTGACCATGCCGTCAGGACTCCAGAATCCGCGCGTGTACTTCCAGAACGTAGGGCTTTGCTCACCCTCATGTCGCATAGCGGATAACACCTGATCATGCGTTATAAGGTATGGGTACTTCGTTCGCCCTTCGCTGATGTTGGGCGACTTCATGCCGTCGAATCGTCGGCACATGCCGCGCTCGGTCAGCCAATGCTGATCTTCAATCGTTACGCTGCGCCAACCTTTTGCCGGTGTGCAGAATCGACCGTGTGGATCGTACTTCGATGCCGGATTACCGATAACCAACATCTTGAACTCGCGGCAACCCTTCGAAAGGTTGGTACAAGCCTCGAAAGCTGCTTCGGGCGTGTCCGTCGCCTCATCGATGATGACCATCACCCGCTCGGCGTGAATACCCTGAATGTTGGCCACCGCCTTCGAAGTGTTGCCTTCGGCGACGGCAATAGCTGAAATCGAATGACGGTCGTCACCTTTGATAGCCTGAAGCGCCATTTTCGAATCGACCATGTTGCCGGGAAATCCGCGCGATTTCCGAACAAGATCCTGAAGATTGGCCCACATACGCTTTCGGATCATTTTTGCCGTTGTGGATGTGAGGACGACGGTCGATTTTGCAGGGTTAGACAACCACCAGACTGTTGCGAAAAGCGTTGCGCCGAAAGTCTTTCCGCTCGCGCCGCATCCCGCCCAGCCAACGTAGTCGTGTTCGCAAAGACTTTCGACCTGGGCCTCAAGCCACGGGTTCCAGCTCATCTTCGGCCATAACATTTTCGTGGCGTTACGAAAATGATCGAAAGTGCCTAAGCCGCCTTCGTTTGGTTGGAGTCGGTTTCGGAATGCGTAAAGTTCTAGCTCAAGGTCGGGAATCTTGACCGGAGAACGAATTCCATACTTGTGCTGAATAAGTGGATGCTCTGTGGTTTGATCCGCCATTTTGACCTTGCGTTAAAGAATCATGGATTCAGAGTTTTAGGAAGGTTATGCCTTCGCAACCATACTTCGGTTCATCCTGCTCGTCGCCATGCGCGACAACGGCAACCGATTGCCAACCTTCCGGTGATAATTGCGCTGTAATCGGCGTGATGACCATCAAAATTGGCGAGGAATACTCCGTTTCTCTTTTTGTTCCCGCAAATCCTCCGATTTCCTGGACCGGTATTGTTGGGTATTCTCAGATCAGAGATTCGTCTGGGGTGCTGCTTTACGATTTCGGAACCATTTCAGGCGCAATCGATGGAAGCGGAAACGCTACGATCCTGTTTATCGCTCCCGGTTCTGCAACGGCAAATTGGCCTGCTGGCACTTATTACGTTGATTTTTCGTTCGAAGTTGTCGGCACGTTCGGCCCGAAAACGACTGGAACCTACAAACTCATCGTCTGTGACGGAATCACAGTCGCGCCATGAGCAGCTACGACATCTCCATCCAATTTGACGGAGCTGGAGTCGTATCAACGATTTCCGAGAACGAGCTGGATTACACGCTCAACCTCGTAAACGTAGTCTATTCAACTCCTCCAATTTCGAGCATCGGGCTTTCAGGCGGAAGCACAGGTTTGACCGTGGCCAACTCCCCGTTGACGGCAAGCGGCACGATGACCATCGGAGGAACTCTCGCTGTCGCAAGTGGAGGAACTGGTGCAATTACAGCCGATTCCGCTCGGTCAAATCTTGTCGCTCAAAAAACCATAACAAGCGGAACGTCATCACCATCTGGCGGATCTGATGGGGATATTTACCTTCAATACATCTAATCTATGGCAGACAACGTAGGATATACACCTGGAACGGGTGCAACAGTGGCTGCTGACGAAATCGCAGGCGTTTTGCATCAGCGCGTTAAGATCGGCATTGGAACCGATGGCTCTGCTACCGATGTCTCGTCAAGCAACCCGATGCCGGTTACGGGAACCGTTACGGCTAACACTGGGTTGTCTCAGCCATTGACTGATGCACAACTGCGAGCGGCTACAGTTCCAATTTCTGGAACGGTGACGGCGAATACCGGCCTGTCTCAACCTCTTACGGATAGCCAGCTTCGAGCCGCAGCCGTTCCGGTTAGTGGCACGTTCTTCCAAGCAACGCAGCCGGTAAGCGGAACTGTGACGGCAAACACTGGGTTGAGTCAGCCTCTCACTGATGCTCAACTTCGCGCAAGCGCTGTCCCTGTTTCAGTCGGTTCCATTGCGCTTCCGACAGGTGCATCTACGTCAGCACTTCAAACGACTGGAAATACTTCGCTAAGCAACATCGACGGCAAACTTCCGGCGCTTGTTTCTAGCCGCGTGCCTGTTGATGGAAGTGGTGTAACTCAGCCAGTTTCTGGCACGTTTTGGCAAGCGACTCAACCTGTCAGCATCGCATCGTCTGTTCCTGTTACAGGTCCGTTGACCGACGCGCAGCTTCGCGCATCAGATGTTCCGATTTCTGGAACGGTAACAGCCAACACTGGGTTGAGCCAACCACTGACAGACGCTCAGCTTCGTGCTTCTGCTGTTCCAATAAGTGGAACCGTTACCGCCAACACCGGACTTACTCAGCCTCTTACCGACACGCAACTTCGCGCCACTGCGATTCAAATTGAAGGCACTGTCAGCGGAACGGCTGTTCCGGTCAGTGGCACGTTTTTTCAAGCCACTCAACCGGTCAGCATTGCGGCATCGGTTGCTGTGACTGGGCCTTTGACCGACGCGCAGCTTCGTGCATCAGATGTTCCGATAACCGGAACCGTTACCGCCAACACCCCATCGACTGGCGCTATCGGTTTCCCAGCCCTTTCTCAGGCGACTCAGGTTGGCGGAAGCGACGGCACAAATCTCCGAATTCTTAAGACCGATTCAAACGGGGAACTTCAGGTTGACGTTGTTTCCAGCGCACTGCCGTCTGGTGCTGCCACCGAAACCACCCTGACAGCCGTCGAAGTAGACACCTCGTCCATTGCGACATCGGCCTCTGCTATCAACGGTAAACTTGCAGCGCTATCGACCCGCGTTCTGGACAATGAAGCATCTGGAGCGCCTGTGCGGGCAATCGGTCAGGAAATTTGGAACGTGTCGTTTTCTCAAGTCGGGGCATCGGTAATCTCTGACCAGTTTGTCGCTCCTCAAACAGGCACTGGCGTCTCATACAGCCAAGCATCCGGTGCGCTGGCCATCGTTGCTGGAACTACTGCCAACGCTGAGTTCTTCACACGTTCGACGACCACTTGGCGTGGATCCATGCGGCTCAAGTTCTCTGTTGTCGCATCGCAACGCATTGCCAACACCAACTTAGCTGTCATGCTGGCCGACCTTATTGGCGAAGGTCTGACTGTCACGATCAACTCAGCGACAAGCATCACGGTTGCTCAAGCGGGCCATGCTTTTACCTCAACGAGCGTCGGTCAGTTTGTGCAAGTGGGCCGCATCGTTGGCGCGAATGGTGTTCCCGGCCGTTACGCCATCGCCTCGGTTGTCGCTGGCACTTCCTACAACCTCACCGTTGCTGGCTGGCCTGCGTCTGGTAGCTGCACGGCGACAGTCTTCGGGCATTCGTATGTCCGAAACCTTGTCACCGGAACGACAGCCACAAACATCAACGTCGATGCTCAACGCCGTGGATGGGCGCAGGGCGACACTACCGCAACGATTAACACAACGGCTTCTCCCGGTACAATCATCACTTGCGAGCTGACTGGTCGTGAGGTGTTTTGGGCGGATCAACTTCGGGCCACAACGACAACTCCGACCGTTGCGGTTAGGGCAAACCGGCTTGAAAACATCCCAGACGACAATCTCAACCTTTACCTGTTTGTCTGGTCGTTCAACGGCACAACCGCGCCAGCCTCATCGACGACGTGGACGATGTCGTTCTGTTCGATTGAGAAGTTCGCCAACATGCCCGTCTACATACAGGGCAACCGAGCGCAGGGAGCAATGAATGCGGCTCCGGTGACAGTATTTGGAACAGCAACTGTTTCAGGCACTGTTACTAGCAACATTGGCACAGGAACGCTTACTGCCGCCAACCTTAACTTTCCAGGCATCATTGCGGACTTGTCATCGTCTGCACTAACTAGCACGACCACAACCAGTGCATTCACCCCGACGTTCGGCACTTGCTACTCGGTCAACATAGTTGTCACGTCAGTCAGCGGAAGTTTTGCAACAATGGACGTTGCTATTGAAGAGTCCGACGATTCCGGAACCAACTGGTTCAAGGTGTACGATTTCCCGCGCATCACGTTAGGCGGAGCGTATCGTTCGCCAATCATGCGACTGACCGGCAACCGTGTGCGCTATGTCCAAACCGTGGGTGGAACAAGTCCTTCATTCACCCGCTCGATCAACCGACTCCAGTCCAGCACTAACAACGAAGCCGTCCGACAGTTGATTAATCGGACCATTGTCCTGACGACGCTTAACAGCACGACGCCGAGTCTTGACACCCGTGATTGCGGAAACCGCGCTCAGTTGGTTGTCAACGTCGGCGCAATCACAACAACTGCACCGGCCATTCAATTGGAAGGCAGCGACGACAACGGTGATTCATGGTACAGCATCGGTGCGCCTCTGACTGCTGTGGCTAGTTCAACCGTTCAACAGACTGTTGTAGACATCAACGCTGCTTTGATGCGCGCTAGGATCAGTACGGCTGGTGTGGGTGTGACGGCTGGCTATGTGATGATTAAGGCGCACGACTAATAAAAATGCTCCTAACGCTCCTTTCAAATCAGGGGACGGTTGTCAGCAAGCTCTGGATTAAAGTTTCTGGAGTTTGGAGGCAGACTGTCGTCTGGATAAAGGTGTCGGGAGTATGGAAGCAGTCCACGCCAAAGATTAAAATTGCAGGAACGTGGAGATAAGAGGAGGCTGATTTCAAGATGAGCTGCACAAACCCTGTCATCGTGAATATCCCAGGACCGCGCGGCGCGGCTGGTACAAACGGCACGAACGGGACAAACGGCGTAAATTCGTTCTCCACAACGACCGCCGCATTTTTTGTCCCAGCTCTTGGGTCGAGCGTTGTTGTTCCGGTTTCAAACGCGTCGTTTCTTCCTGAATCCGTTGCTGGTCAGTTTTTTGTTTCGGTTCAAGGATGCGGATACCTGCAAGTTACCGATGTCACGGGATTAAACGTGACGTTGCGAAATCCTGCTGCTGGAGTCTTGAGCATCCCGAATGCTATCCCGACCACGCTCATTCCGTCTGGCTCTCTCGTCACGCTTGCTGGAGCGGTTGGTCCTCAAGGTCCGGCAGGCGCTGCTGGCGGCGCGTCGTCGGCTGGAACTTATATCGTCCGTACTCCTGACGCCTCGATTCCGAGTGCCACGGCTCTTAATTCCCTATCTGCTGGTTATCTTAAAACTCAAGGATCTGGTGGATTTGGTGCTGTTTCGACTGTTGCTTCTGTTCCTGTAGCGGAAATCAGTGGGGTTCTTCCGATTGCAAAGGGTGGAACAAATTTGTCCTCTACCCCAACCAATGGCCAACTTCTCATTGGCAACGGTTCTGGATACACACTAGCAAGTCTGACCGCTGGTTCGAACGTCACGATTACTCCTGGCGCTGGAACGATTACCATCGCTGCCACGGGAGCTGCGGCGGCGTTCGTTTATGAAACTTTTACGCGGAGGGTAAGCGGAACTGTGGGTGCTGGTGCGCCGCAAATCGGCCCGAGTTTAACTAAGAATCCGTTTAGTTTGACAGAATTTCCGTCTGGATCTTGGACTGGAATTGATACCGCATCACGATTTACTGCGGCTACAGGTCGGTTTACGGCAGCTCTTGCAAGTTATTACCGAATAGATGTTGCCTTAATGTTAAGTGCAGATACGGGAACATCATCTACGGTTTCTTTTAAGATTAGAAAAAATGGAACGACCGATATTGGACCTGCAAATATTCAGTCAACAAACTCGACGGGTTTAGTTGGACCATTTTTTATTCAGTACATAGATCAGGCATCGATTGGTGATTACTATGAGGTTTTAGTTACGACTAGTTCTCTAAATACATATTACATTCGAGAGGGAGCTTCATTCTCAATCCAACGGATTCAGGCTTAAGCCATGAGCGAACGCGCACCACGGAGGTACACGGACGGATCTGTCACCTTTGAAGGTGGCATTGATGCCGGTGTCATGCCGTCTGAGGTGGACAAGAATCAGGTGGCGTTTGCGGTGAACGCCAGCTTCCGGCAGAGTTTCATTTCTCCTCGCCCCGGTTTCGTTCAGAAGGATTACAATCTCTGCACGACGATTACAGCGGACAATGCTGAGGTTACGGCGGATCAAACCAACGTGACGGCTGATGGATGGTCGGAGAATTGTTATGGCTCTCAAAGTCTGACAGGCACATTCCAGTGCGCGCTTCCGTACATCGGAGACAACGGTCAGACGTTCATTCTGATGCTGATCAGTGGTAAAGTGTGGCTTTACGACTGCCTTCAAAATAACGCCCAGAATTTGACGGTTTCTCCGAATCTTGAGAATCCTTCCAACCTGCTTGATGGATGGATGGTTCAAGCGGAGAACTTTGTCGTCATTCAAGATGGATTCAGCAGGCCATTGATTTTCAACGGAACAAATCTGCGCCGCGCAACCGACGACGAAATAAAGACCGGGAAGATGATGGCCTACGTCAATGGCCGCATCTGGTACGCGCTTCCTGATGGGTTTTCATTTCGAGCGACTGACATCGTTTATGGGGATGGAACGCGAGCGAGTGTTCTCAAGGAAACCGAGAACACCTTCCTTAATGAGGGCGGAGACTTCGCGGTTCCGTCGGATTCAGGGGGCATCACGGCAATGGCCGTCCCTGGCAATCCAGACACGTCGCTTGGGCAAGGACCGCTTCTTATCTTCACCCCGAGATACGTCTTCAGTGTCCAAGCTCCCGTAGATCGTGACACTTGGAAGAATCTGAACTACCCGATTCAAGCCATCAGCTTGCTGACAAGCGGTGCGCTTGGTTCTCGGTCGGCCATCACCGTCAATGGCGATGTGTTCTACCGTTCTGTCGATGGAATCCGATCATTCATCATCGCTCGTCGCTCATTTAGTGACTGGGGAAATACCCCAATCAGCGGCGAGATGATGCCCATTGTTGAAAACGACCAGACGAATTTGCTGTGGGCCAGCTCTGCGGTCGTGTTCGATAATCGATTGCTGATGACAAGTCAGCCTCGGTACAACGCTCAGGGCGTCATTCACAAAGCGTTGGCGGTTCTTGATTTTGATCTGATTACGTCGATGCGGCAAAAGTTTCCGCCTGCTTGGTCTGGAATCTGGACCGGATTGGATGTGTTGCAGATTCTGAAGACTGAGAACGCTTACGGAGACGCTTGTTTCGCGATTGCTCGCGGATCGGATGGTTCAATTCAGATTTGGGAAATCACCAAGTCCAACAAGTTCGATTCAAACCTGTCCGATCCTAAAAAGGAAATTGAGTGGCAGGTGCAGACTCGCGCTTACAATTTCGAACTTCCGTTTGGATTGAAGAAGCTCGATTCGGGCGACATTTTCATCGACTCGCTAAGCGGTTCGGCGGCGTTCTATGTCCAATATCGTCCCGACCAATATCCCGGCTGGATTGAATGGGCTGACTGGACTGAGTGCGCAATTGTCGATCAGTGTCTGACTGGGCTGTGTCCTCTGACAAACTTTCAGCCGCAATACCGTCCGAAGATGCGGCTTCCAACCCCTGGCGACATCGCGTGTAACGAGTCCATCAGTACACCGGCTCGAAACTTGTACGAGGTTCAGCTTAGCATTGCCGTTTCGGGCTATTGCAGAATCAAGAGCATCCGCGTTCACGCTTACGACGTTCAGGAATCTCCTGTTGGAGAATGTCGGACATATCAGGGATGCAAAGTTCTTGGAGGCTGCGACATAGATCCTTTCACCTACACATCGGAATAGCATGCCAAACTTAACCCTCATCACGCTTACCGCTCCAAACCTTCCGTTGACGTACTGCCCGTCCAACTACCAGCAGTTGGCCAACGACATCATCAGCGGCACTCAGGCGACGTTCAACAGCGCGATTGGAAACTCGTTTTTCAACTTTGGTTCTACGACTCCTGCGCTGAACAATCAGGTTTATCCGTGGTTGGATGAGAATGGGGATTGGTGGGTGTTCAACGGCGGATATTGGGCGCGCCAAAATCCGGTTGCGGCTGGAAGTTCTGAGCGTCGTATTTTTGTTGGAACAAGCACTGATGTGCTGTCGTACGATGGCGGAGATGGAACTGTTTACTCTGGCAATCCTTACGCCGGTTCGATGTGGCAACTTGACAACGCGTTTGACGCTCGATTTCCGGTCGGTGTTGGGGCTTTTGCCGCAAGCGGCGCTGTTTCTGTTCAAGGAACTACCACCACAACTTCTGTTGTCGGCGAGGACAAGCACACGCTGACAGTTCCTGAGATGCCTGCCCACGCTCACAACTTCTTCCCGCTTGTAACTGCGGATGCAAATAACGGCGGAGCAAATGGTGTTCAGTATGGAACTACAGCGAATGTAGCCACCTCATCCACTGGAGGTGATGCGGCCCATAACAACCTGCCGCCGTTTTACGGTGTTTACTTTATCAAGCGAACTGGCCGAGTCTATTACACCAAATGAAGCTAATCGTTCAGGACATTCGCTCCACAATCGCCCGTGTCA